ATTTCCTTGGGAGAGCAACTAACCATAATGGACCTAATACGAAGAAATCCTAGAAGAACACAGGAAAGATTAGCAAGACTTCGTAAAATTGCACAACCCAAAGAAGTTAAAAGACGGTTTGCATCAGAATTTGAAAACGAAGAATATCTAGAATGGACTTGTATTTCTTCTGATAATGTAGATTATGAAGTAAAGCCATTAGTAAAGGGTGCAGGTCGACTAGGAGAACTAGTAGACTGGTGTGACGGTAATTGTAATGGAATATATATTATTGGAAAAAACAATAAGATATATTTCAAAGATAAAAATGACGCGGCAATGTTCGCTTTGGTGTGGAAATGAATATAGTAAAAACAGATATTGACATTGATGTAGTTAGCAGAGATAAAGTGTTAGTTCACTTTGAACATATACCTGCGTTTATGAAGAAGAACAATGAAAAGCATAAAAGCGGTGTGTATCTTCAACCTATTCCATTTGACCAATTGACTGGATTATCATCGATTGATTACAAAGAAGCAGAAGACCGTGGATACTTTAAACTAGATTTCTTAAACAATAGCGTATATTCTGGAATCAAAGACGAGGCACATTTACAAAAACTTCTTAATGAAGAACCTATATGGGACTTGTTACAGCATGGAGATGTCGTTTCAAAATTAGCACATATACATCAGTATATTGATATATTAAATATACTAAAACCAACTAGTGTCGAGGGTCTGGCAGAAGTACTCGCCATTATTCGCCCTGCAAAGAGATACTTATTGAAAAGTTCTGCAAGTGAAATTAAGAAAGCGGTTTGGACGAAACCAACAGATGGGTCATATTATTTTAAAAAGGCACACGCAATTGCATATGCAGTAAGTATTGTGGTTCAACTTAATCTATTTTGCGAACAAGTTGAACAGAACGCCGTTTAATTCTCTTTTGAATAATATTCATTAAACTAGTTTCTGGTCCCCATAATACTTCACAATCTTTTGAATTCATATTTAAAATACATTCTCTGAATGGCTCTATCTGAGATCTTAGAAATAGATTTATAGGAATTAATCGATTGGATTCCCACCACCATTGTTCACCAAGTTCTATGAAATGTTTTCTAGCTTCTTGGCTATCAATCATTTCGTAGTTGTACATTGAGGTTATGGTTGTGTCGCTGTTTATAATGATTCCAAGATATTCTGTATATTCTTTTTTGTTTCCATATTTAACACAGGAAAAGAATGGATAGTTATCTTGTAGCCATTGTATTTTGTTTTCATCAATCATGTAAATATATTTATCATAAAGTAAATTCATTCTCTGGAAGATAAATACATATATGATAAATTTTAACTTATACCAATACCAAAGAGAAATAGAAATTGTTGTTGTCGATAGTGACAACCATGCAACTATGACTCAATACCTGGGGAATATGCCAATGTATGACACTACACATAAACTACATAAGGGAATAGACAATGCCCTTAGATTCAAATTTAGAGACACAGATAGAAAGTCTATAGACCTTACGAGCAAAACTGTTATATGGAAAATGTACGACAGAGATTCGAGAGAAAATGTATTGTTTAGATATTTGACTGTGACTAACGCAACCAAAGGATTGGCTAAGTTGGAAATTCCAACATCAGATACTGTAATGCTTCCTGAGGGATTTTATCAGTTCGCAATGTACACTGTTGAAAATGGTGTAGAGCAAATAGTTTACACTGATACGAATGATAATGCTCATGGTACTATAGAAATTGTCGATGATGTTTATCCAGAATTTGAAAACTCTCAAACAACTAGCACTTTTTGGGATGACGGAACTAGAAAGATTTCAACTGTTTTTGATGGTTCTGGTAATACTATCAAATCAAAATCATTACATACAGTAGCACTATACTTTACGGGATTCACAGGAGTTGTTAAGATAGAAGGTGATTTAAGTGAAAGTCCTAGTTCAAGTGATAATGATTGGTTTGACTTGACTCCAAGACTTATGTATGACCCAAATATTACAATTAATAATGAAACGGGTGTTCAAGGATATGTTATCCAAGCAAACGTTAATTGGTTAAGAGTTACTTATCCTAATACAGCAACTGGAACAGTCGATAAGATATTAGTAAGAAATTAACATTATCACTTGACTTTTTGCTTCCAATATAGTATTATACTATATATGGAACTACAACAAACTGTTTACTCATTTATACCTGGAAAATCTCGGCAAAGTTCTGGTGGTTGGCTTAGTTTCAACTGTCCGTGTTGTATAGAACAGGGTGAATCACGTTCAGATACAAGAATGCGAGGTGGATTGAAGTCTGAGGGCGGTCTTACATCATATCATTGTTTCAATTGTGGTCTCACAGCATCACATAGAAAAGGTCACGTTGTAAATAAAAACTTTGTTAAGTTTATGAGGTCTCTAGGAGTACCAGAAAGCGAAGTAAAAAGATTGCAAATAGCAAGTATTAGAGAAAAAGAATTAACTGAAGGTCCGTGGGTATTCACATCACGCACTACAGTAACAAGAATCCCGTCATTTGCTGGTATGAAATTGCCAAAGAACTCAGAACTATTAGACGATGTTCTGAATAAAGAAGAACCACCAGAACAAGCAATCATGGCAGCAAAATATCTCCTTGATAGAGGTGTCTATGACTTTGTTGATACATATTGGAGTAGTTCATTTGGATTTAAGAATCGTATAATATTTCCATTCAAGCAAGGCGACAGAATTGTTGGTTACACTGGAAGAGATGTTACAGGTAACGCAGAGTCTAAATACATGACAAAGCAACCGAAAGACTTTTTATATAACAGTGATAAAATTAGAGAAGATAGGACATTTTTAATTGTAGTTGAAGGTACAATTGATGCGGCAGTATTAGATTGCGTTGCGATAATGAGTAATGAAGCATCACAAAAACAAATTGACTATATTAATCAATTTAAAGGTGAAGTTATTGTGAGTCCAGATAGAGATACGGCTGGCAAGAAACTAATTTACCAAGCACAAGAAAATGGTTGGAGTGTATCATTTCCAATCTGGGAAGACCATGTAAAAGATGCGACAGATGCCGTGAATGAATATGGAAAATTTTATACCTTGAAGTCTATCATTGATGGACGCATAAGTAATAGTACAAAGATAAGTGTAAAAACACGAATAATGTAATTAAAAATAAGCGGGTGGACCAAACGACCGCAAAAAAAAGCGTAGGAGCAAAGATAATATGAGAAGTAATAATATGAATGTAATACCATTACCAAAAGAAAAACCAGCAACACCGCCACCACCACCGATGCCGCCAATGCCAGTCCCACCAAAACCTCCAGGCGAGTTTTTAAGAGAGAACGGTGTCTTGCATATGGATAAAGAATTTAATCAGGAAAATTGTATGCCAATCGTTAAAATGATTATGGAGTATAATTTAATGCCAGAAAAAGAAGCACCAGAGATTATTCATTTATATATTAATAGTCCTGGCGGATATGTTGATAGTTGTATGCATCTTATTGATGTAGTAAAGCAATCACGAATTCCAGTATATACATACGGAATGGGCTCAATTGCATCTTGTGGTGTTATGTTAATGATGGCTGGTAAGAAAGGACATCGATATTTGACGCAAAATACAGCAGTTATGTCACACGAATTTAGTGGCGGAACTCGGGGTCAATATCACGATATGCTAGATGCACAATCTCATATGGAATGGACAAATCAAAAACTACTTGAACATTATATGAAATGTACAGGAAAGAAAGAACCATACATTCGTAAACATATGTTAGCACCAAAAACAGACCATTGGTTAACTCCAGAAGAAGCGGTTAAACACGGTATTGCAGATAAAATAGTTGAAACATATTAAAGTTTAGGGAAATAAATGTCAGAAGTTAAAAATTATTCAACGGATCTGCAAAAATTGTTCGTACAATTTATGCTTACGGACCCACAGTTATTTACTAGAATCATAGGAATTATTGATTCAGTTCATTTCGATAGAGAAGTCAGAGATGTAGTATCGTATCTTGTTGATTATAGTAATGAGTATAACTCTTTGCCATCACTTGAGATGATAAAAGCAGAAACTGGCCATGTTGTAGAAACGCTTGATAATGTTGAACAACACAGTGATTGGTTCATTGATGAATTTGAAACATTCTGTAGACATAAAGCAATTGAACGAGCAATCGTTAATAGTGCAGATTTACTTGAAGAAGGCAAATACGGTGAAGTAGAAACTACCATCAAAGATGCAGTTCAGATTTCATTAGCAAGGTCATTAGGTACTGATTACTTTGATGACCCACGTAAACGTCTTGAACATTTAAAAGACAACAATGGTCAAATCACTACGGGCTGGAAACATTTAGATGATAAACTTTATGGCGGTATTAATCGTGGTGAAGTAACTATTTTTGCTGGTGCTTCTGGTTCCGGTAAATCATTGTTCATGCAGAATATGTCATTGAATTGGGCATTAGCAGGAATGAATTGTGTCTATATTACTTTAGAATTATCAGAAGATTTGTCAGCAATGCGTATTGACGCAATGGCAACTGACCGTGGTACTAAACGTATCTTTAAAGAACTTGACGATGTTGAATTACAAGTTAAGACACTTGGCAAGAAAGCAGGAATGCTTAGAATCAAGTATATGGCGTCTGGTTCGACAATTAACGATATAAGAGCATATCTAAAAGAACTTCAAATAGTAACAGGTAAAACAGTTGATTGTCTATGTATAGACTATCTAGACCTACTAATGCCAGCAACTAGAAAAGTTAATCCTGGCGACTTGTTTATCAAAGACAAGTATGTTACAGAAGAAATTCGTAACTTCGCTATGGAATCACAAACAGTAGTTGTAACAGCATCACAATTAAATCGTTCAGCAGTAGAAGAAATTGAATTTGACCATTCTCATATTGCTGGTGGTATCTCTAAAATTCAAACTGCTGATAATGTTATCGGTATCTTTACAAGTAATGCAATGAGAGAACGTGGTCAATATCAACTCCAACTTCTGAAAACAAGAAGTTCAAGTGGTGTTGGTTCTAAAATAAACCTAGTATTTGACAGAGATAGTCTTAGAATTAGCGATTCAGACTTGAGTGACGATGATTTAGCAGTAGGAAATCAAGATTCACAGACTTCAAAAGTAATAGATTCTCTGAAAAGAAAAACTACAGTCACAGATACTCTAGAAGACTCTGCCATACCACCCGAAAAGACTGGTTCAGCAATGAGTTTGAGAGCCATGGTAAAGTCAAAAAAGGCAACACCATTTGATGATAATTGATAAATACTGTAATGGAAAAAGATACAAATAAACCACGCAGAAGTCTATTTGAAGAATTAAATTCAATGGCAATCTCAGCAAATGAACCAGAGCGTTTTGTCGAACAAAAAGGCGAACATATAATTTCTGGCGCACTAAACTTAATTGAGTTTATACAGCGAGAATTTGATGATGAAGTTGCAACAGATTTGACAAAGCGGTTTATTAACAGCATTCGTACAGGTGATATGAGGAAGTTCAAGCGAGGAATTACTCATGCAAAGAAAAAAGATGACATTTGAAGAACAAATAAAAGAATTAAAAGTTCTTTCTGGAATCTATAAGCCATATCAGATGGAAGATGTTCAGCAGGAAAATATCTCTTATATTGGAACTGCAAAGTCTAAACATCAGAAGAAGAATAACATTAAGCCTGGAACAGATGAATGGTTTAGATTGTGGTTTGCTCGTCCTCATTTAACGGGCGAAGATCCGTACGGCAAGGAATAGATATGAATATTAGAGAAATTATGTTAGGTAAGGGCAGAGAAAGAAGATTTCGAAGTTCAAGAAAACCTAGACACAAACAAATTGGATTACACCAAAAGGTAAAAGACATCATTGACAGTGTTAAATCGACTGTAGAAGAGGCAAAAGAAGGCGCAAGAATTCAGCATATCGAAGACCTGATTATATGGGATGGCTCAAAAGGTGGTGCAGAGTCAATTCAAAAATTACATCAAATAGAATCATCACCATCATCTATCAGTATTAAATGGGATGGCTCACCAGCCGTCATCTTTGGTAGAAATACAGAAGGTCAATTTGTATTAACTGATAAAAGCGGATTCGGTGCTAAGGGCTACGATGGAAAAGTTACAAGTGGTGAAGATTTAGAGAAAATGTTTCTAACACGTGGCAAAGGTGAAATAGATGATAACAGACGTGCTTTTGCATCAACTATGAAAGGTATATGGGATACAGTAGAGAGTGTTATTCCTAACGATTTCAGAGGATACTTACACGGAGATTTGTTATGGTTCTCTGCACCACAATCAAAAGATGGTAGACTTGTATTTAAACCAAACGTAACTACTTATTCAGTAGACATTAAAAGTGACATCGGTAAAAAGATAGCAAACAGCGATGTTGGTATTGTAGTACATCAGGCTATTGACTTAGAAGGAAACAAAGATTCGGTAGATATGAGCAAACTTAGAGACGGCAGAACATTTATTATGCCTCCAGTATTAGTTTCTAAATCACCTGGCATTGATATTCCTGAAGTAGACAGATTAGAAAGTTATTTAAAATCAAATGCTAATGCAATTGATAAGTTGTTAGCAGTTCCGCCAGAGCAAAAAATGGCAGACTTTGGTAACATTCTTTACACTTATATTAATAATAGTGTAAAAGCAGGAAATCTAGATGGTCTAGGAACACATTTTAATCAGTGGGCTGAATCATCAAAACTAAGCGGTCCTAAGAAGGAACGAGTAGTCGCATGGACAACACAAAACAGTGATGGATTTAAAGCAATGTTTGAATTCATTAAAGGTGTTATGACTACAAAGAATATAATCATAAAAGCGTTAGATTCTCAATCAGCCGATATAGAAGCCAGCACAGATGGCGAGAAAGGTGGAGAAGGATACGTAATTGGTAAAGATGTAAAATTAGTAAATCGCGCAGGATTTACGGCAGCAAACATGAACGCAAAGAGATAATTTTTTAACAACTAATAATAAGATCATGGGTAAAAGAACAATACCACACACTGTACCAAGAAAAAAAGGTGCTAGACCAATTAAGAAAGATATGTCACATTCGACTTTTACAGCGAAAAGACATCCTAATAGTAAAAGAGTTACTAGTGGTACAATGAAGTAAGATAAATACTATTATATTAACGCATACAGAGGGGAAGTTTATGCTTAAAGAGTCAAAGAAGCACCTGAATTATGTTAATATGACATATTGGTCACACTTTGTGTATGCCTCTAAAGTTATATTTAAGTTAAAAAAGATAGAGGTAGTATTATTTGTACATATGTTACTACCAGCATATTTTGAGAATTATGCAAGTAAGCAAATTATCGCCCTTGCTAAACTAATGGAAGAAAAAAAACAATGAGCAGTAAGTTAAAACTTGTAAATTCATTATCTGAAAGTAGATTGTTTAGAACTAAAAAGATGGCATCTGATGTTAATATCAATGATGCGGCTGATTTAGTTTTTGTTCACTTTCTTGTATTGAATATATTTAATAAAGATTATGACTTTACTCCATTGGCATCAGATGTAGCAGGACGTACTATGTCTTATAGAAATTTCGATTACTTCAGAACAAACGGAACTGATTTGTATATGGCTCTTAATCGTTTAATGGGTAAAGACAATGATATTGGTGATGATGAGAAAGATGAGATAGCAAAAGAAAGAATTACAATAACGAAACCATATATTTTGAGATTTTTACTTCACTATTCTAACAATAGAGTTGATGTATCATTTGAGCAACGTATGTTGTTACGTTTTCAAGGACAACTTAACGTACAAGATGGCATGTTAAAGTCAGTTCGTAGACTTGTCGGTGACTGGGACAATTTAAGTCAAAATCAAAGAGCATTAGTAGTAACACGATTAGTTCAATGGTTTCGTAGACGAGCAAGATTGGCAGAAATTCTTCCAGCGTTGTTAAAATTACAGAAACGTGGCAATTACACTGTCTCTGATAAGAAAGATACGAAAAAGAAAATGTGGGACCAGCCAATAGTTAAAGCAGGCGCAGGAATTGGCGCTTTAATTGGTCTTCATAAAGGCGCGACAGCATTAGGTAAACGTTTAGGTCAAACAACGTACACTACTCATAAAGGACAATTGGGTAGAAAGTACAACTCATAATCTCTGACTTTAAACAAAAAAAGATAAAAAAAGATAAATAAGAGTGTAGAGATGACAATATCTCAACTAAGAGAGGGTATATACCTTCAATTTTAAAAAATTCTCAAGGAGAAATCAACATGGCAACAACAGGAATAACAACAGCAGGAACAGGTCTAGGTGCAGTAACTACTGTCTTAGTATCAGATGCAGTAGTAGCTAATCAAGCGGCTTTAAAAGCAATTAGATTAGCATTAGAAAATGCAGGACACACAATTGCAGGTATTGACGGCGCAGTTGCAGGTACAATGCATTTCGCAGTTCAGGCAGGTCCAGACGCATCAGCCCATAGTGCTGAAGTACTAGGTCAGGCTCTATCAGCAGTTTGTACTTTTTAATTAAGATTTAATTTTAATTTAATGAAAAACCCCTCTTACGAGGGGTTTTTTAGTATATGCAGAGTTATCTTTTGACGATACGCAGATAAATAAGAGTGTAGAGATAATATTATCTCGACCAAGCAAGATTAAAGAACACGTTCTTTAATTTATATACACTCTAAAGGGAGAAATTAACATGGCAAAAGTACACGAAACTTATAGTGCAGGACAATTCCTAACAGCAGGTTTAGTTCACTTCACAGTGACTCATACATCAGCAGTAGTAATTAAAGATCTAGTAGAAGCAACTTCTATGAGAGCAACAGTAGTAATTCTAGGTGATGCAGGCGGCAGAATCGCAGTTGAAAACAACGGCGCATGGACGGCTGCAACTTTACAAGCGGCTCTAGGTGCAGGTTACACAGTAGCAGACTTCACATACTAATATAGTATTAAGTTTTATACAGAGAAACCCCTCTTACGAGGGGTTTTTTAATGTCTATACTTTTCTTTTCCCTCTTTTTATATAAATACATATGTAAGAGATAAAGAAAAACTCTTACGATACTTGAGATATCTTCCGAGTATTCAAATGCCTGAGACTAATCCGGGCAGTGCCTTGAGAATCCTTCCGAGGTATAAAAAATATAAAAAACTAAGAAAACAAAGAATCCTTTTTTAGGTAATTCTATGTTTATTATTCCGTGCGTCATGTATGGAATAAATTTTAAATGGCTAATTATAGGAGATAATAATGGCTGATATAAAAAACTTTGGTATACGTGGTATAGGTGCTGATGTTCAGTTCGGTAAGTCGGGCGGTCGTGTTGTATATGATTCGGGAAATTCCCTTTTCAAAGTAACAACTGACGGTTCTACTTTAGGTAACATGAACGTTGCAACTCCAACTT